TAACCCCAGTATTCTTTCTCAGCATTAAAAATCTGTTGCTGGATCGAATTCTTGTTCGACGGCATGTTCAGTAAATTGTGAAGTATCGTTGTTATATGAGAGTGTGCAGGCTATACCTGTCTCTCCCGAGTATCTGTTCTTAAGGACTCTGACAGTCGTTTTGCTAGGTCCAGACTCTGATTGCTGATTCCGCTCGAGTGCGATAACGCTGTCAGAGAGCTGTGCAATTGCTGCGCTGCCACGTAACTGACCGAGAGTAACTCTTGCTCCCTCCTCATGATTCTGATCTCCTCCTGTTCGTTTTAAATGTGAGACTAAAAATAGTGATATGCCCGTCCGTTCAACTAGTGAACGTAAACGAGTCATGGTGGTGTCGATCATTCTTCTCTCGTCTCCATCTAACCCACTAAGTAAGATAGATAAGTGATCAAGGAATATAACCTTTGTATCTAGACCTGAGGCTAGGTATTCGATCCTGTTATAAATAAGATCAGGATCATAACTACCGAACCCGTCAAAAAGATAAAGGTTCCAGTTATTAATACTGGAATCAAACGCTTCTGTAAGTTCGTCATGAGTGTGATTGCCAATGTGTAAGCTTTTGCCCACGGCATTAGACATCAAGCCTAGGGCAGTTCTTCTGTTTGATTCTTCAAGAGCAAGATAACCAACCCGCTCTCCAGTTTGTAAAAGCGAAGCGGCAAGGTACCTGCAGAGTGAGGACTTGCCTTGACCACTTCCTGAAGTGATTGTACAAAGCTCTCCATGTCTGATCCCATGAAGTAGTTTCTGTAATCCCTGAATGGGGTAGTCATAATTAGATGGTGGTAGTGGTGTAGTTACTAGGTTTAAAAGAGATTTAGCTTCAACGATCCCATCTGGACGGTAAGGCCTCGCATCCCAAATAGCGCGACGAATCGCGTCAGCGTCATTGGCAATGAGGGCGTCTGACGCATCTTTATAGTCGTCTTGTAAGTAAGCGATCGAGACCTTGCCAGGTGGTAGGACGCTTGCCGCTTCCTCCGTCGCCTCACGGCCAGGTAGGTCGTTGTCGAAGAACAGGACGATCTCTTCATAGCCCTGTAGCCAGTCAAGATTGCGCTGCACTGATTTCTTGGCTGCCGCTGCCCCGGTCGGGAGTGAAACCATGGGCCAACCCGGCATGACTTCGGCACAGCTCGCTGCATCCAGTTCGCCTTCAGTGATAACAACACGCTTTCCTGTTGATGGGAATAAATGTTGTCCGAAAAGAGTTCCCGGCGTACTACCTTCATAGCTAAATTCTTTCTGCTTGTTCTTTACTTTGCAGCCTTGTACGATTCCATCACTTGTGAAATAATGGAAGCGTAATGTGTTACCGTCTCGAAAGATTTTGTATTTTTGACAGGTTGCTTCCGAAATTCCACGGGATTGCAACCGTTCGGCAGATCCTTTGAATCTAAAATCATTAGTCAATTTAGTAGTTGTAAGTTGTTGTTCTGAACAGTGTCTATGTGTGTGACACACAAAGCAATAAGTGTGGCCATCTGTGTATAGGCTATTGCCATCAGATGAACCACATTCTTCGCAAGCTATGTGACGTTCAAACTCAGAGGAACCATTCAATGGGGATATTCTGGAATGAAGTCCATTTGATATCATGTTTATCACACCATTGTGCGTATGTAGTCTTAGATTTTTTCGATATTTTATTGAAGGGGTTCTGGAAGACCATGCGTAGATCTAGTTCAGGATGTTGCTCCTTTACATTTTTGATCTTTCGTCTGTCTGCCGGTTCCCAGAATCCCTTCGTCTCAAGGTATATGCCATTTGGTAAGAGAAAATCAGGCGTATAAATATGCTGTATAATATAAGGAACCTTAGTAGATTCATATTCATATTTCACTCCTAACTCACACATCAAATCAGCAACCCTTTCTTCAAGGCCTGATCGGAATGCCATTTAGAAATCTAGGTCGTCATCCTCTGTAGTTGTTTCTGTTGGTGTTGGGGTTACGTTAGGTTCATCAAGTCGGAATCCTGCCGTTTTTCCAAATAGGTCTGCCACTGCTTCTGATGAGAGTGAACCCGTATCGACGCCAGCCTGACCATTAAGTGCGACAACTTGCACACCGACAAGCTTAAGGCTAGTACCATAAGTAACACCATCCTTGAGAATATACGGTTTCTGATAGAAGGCAAGTTTACATTGCGATCCACTATAGAGAGGTGTGTTCTCGTCTTGGATAAGTGTTCCTTCAGTGTCAACAACTGGTGGTTTTGTTTCTTCATTCCAACTGAATTTAACTTTGTACTGTCCTTCTGCTACTTCCTCCCATGGTTCAGGCTTAAGCACCGAACGCTTAGGATTCTTTAGTTTTGATTGTGCCCACTTGATGCTATCCTCTCGGTCAGTCTCAAGGCAATCGACCATGTTCTGGTCAACTACTGCACTCAATGAGTAGCCAAACTTACTTGGCT